GAAATTGCGGATATTGAATACATACAAAAGAAATTATTAACCGCTCTTCGTGTTCCTAAAGCGTTTTTAGGGTTTGAAGAAGTTGTTGGCGATGGTAAAAACTTATCTTTATTGGATATTCGTTTTGCAAGAACTATCAATAGGATTCAAAAATGTGTGTTAGCGGAATTAAATAAAATTGCAATTATCCACTTGTTTTTATTAGGGTTTGAAGACGAGTTAAACAATTTTACATTGACTTTAACTAACCCATCAACTCAAGCCGACCTTTTAAAAATAGATATATGGAAAGAAAAGATAGTTCTATATAAAGATGCCGTAACCGCAATTGAGGGAATTGCCCCAACATCAGTATCTTGGGCTAAAAAGAACATTCTTGGATTTTCTGATGAAGAAATTAAACTTGACATCCAACAACAGAGAGTTGAAAAGGCGGTTTCTGGTGAATTGGCAGCGACTGCTGAAGTAATCAAACATACAGGTTTATTTGATAATATAGATAAACTGTATGGAACTACAAGTGGGGCTACCGCAACACCTGAAGCCGGTGGAGGTGAATCAGGTGGGGGAGGATTTGGAGCGCCACCTGAAGATGGAGGTGAGGAAACACCACCGCCACCCCCACCAGGAGGAGGAGCTGAGCCCGCAGGATTAACACCTGAAGGAAAAAAAGAAAGAGAACTCAATATTTTATTAGAAAATGACGATGATTTTTTTGACTTTAATAGAAGTTCAGAATCGTTATTGGAAATTGAAAAAAAATTAAGTAATCTTCTAAAAGATTAATATTTATTATAATATGAAAATAGGTATTTTAAAATCAAAAGTTGAAAAGTTTTTAGTTGAGTCAATGTCAACAAATACATTTAAATCTGAAATTAAAACTTTCAAAAGTTTGGTTTTGGAAGATAAAGACATTGCGAAGGCGTTTTATATCTATGATATATTGGATAAAAAAAGAGGAATGCCAAAAGATGATGCGGGTTCATTAATTGATGAGTGTATAAGACAATTTGAAAAATTAAATTTAAATTCAAAAAAACTATTAAAACTTAATTCTTGGGTTAATAAAGTTAAAATAACTGAAAATTCATATAAAGAAATTGACAACGTATTGGATACAGATAATATCTTGTTTGAATCAATTTTAGAATCAAAGAAAACTTTAGTAAAAAAAATAACGTCTACAGATAAAAAAATAGATATTCCAAACCTTCCTCTTGAAAAGGTTTATGAGGCGGCAGAAAATACAACAAAGAATTTTTTAATGGAATTATCTGAGCAAGAATTGAAAACATTAAACAAATATCTTACATTATCTGAAAGCGAAATCCAAAACAAATATTCAGTAATATCAGAAATGACTATTGAAAAATTGGAAGAAATTAAAGATAATAGTGATTCTGAAACCAAGTCAAAAATTGATGAAACAATTAATAGAATTAAATCAGATTCACCAAATCAAATTAATCTTGTTAGATTAAAAAAATTGTTTAATACTCTTTAATTTTTTTGATTTTATACATTTTTTATTCTATATTTTTAACATAAAATAAACATTTATTACTATGTTAATTAATGAAGAAAGGTAAAAGTGTGAAGCTCACGGGTTTCAAGTCGTTTAAAGTGAGCTATGGGACGGTAGATTACAAAAATTTAAAATCAATTTATTTAAACATTCAAAGTTGGGTAGAACCAAAAGAGTTTTTAGAAAATGCTGAAAAGACAATTGCATATTTGATTAAAAAAATAAAATTGTCAATATCCGATGTCATTTCATCAGATTTATTTGAGACAAAATTTATATGTGATATGGATTTAAGGTCAAGTGGAGTTATGGTTGGAAAAAAGTCATTTATGAATTTGGAATGTTTTCTGTATACAAAATCTAGTTTTGATTTCAAATCAAATTCAATAAAGAATGAGATGAAAAAAATTGCCAATCATATAATATCTGAAAATTTTATTAATAGCAAATATTTCTTTTTTGAGATATCAAAGAAAACATCTGATAAAGTTATAGTATAGTTGTATATTTATTTATAAATAAAAAGTTTATGAATTATTCTATTATACAACCTGGTCACGTAGGTAAGGGCATTTTGATTGAGTATGATGCGGGATATATTAATCCAAAAGAAAATGGAAATGCTGAAATTATCCGAGAATCCAAGAATTTTTTGGACTATTCTAAACCATTTGAATTTTATGCAGTATTACAGAAATATAATACCCCAAATAGAAATGGTAGAATATATCCTGAAAAGATATTAAAGAGAGAGGCTGAGAACTATAAGAAGATGATTGCTAAAGGTACATCATTATCTGAATTAAATCACCCTGAATCGTCATTGATAGATTTAGATAGGGTTGCCCACATTATAACTGATGTGTGGTGGGACGGTAAGATTCTAATGGGTAAATTAAGATTATTAACATCACCAGGTTTTCACGAAAGAGGAATATGCTCAACCAAAGGAGATTTAGCGGCAAACTATTTAAGACAAGGTGTAACTCTTGGTATTTCTTCTCGAGGAGTAGGGTCGTTAAAAAAAGTCGGAGAACAAAATGAAGTTCAAGATGATTTTGAATTAATCTGCTTTGACCTTGTTTCATCCCCCTCAACACCAGGAGCTTATTTATTTTCAAAACCTGAAGAAAGAAACAATTTTGAAGAAAATCTTGAGGAAGAAAATAAAATGAAAGCTTCAAGAACTTTATCAGGTGGAGAAGATGGCGCAAATAAATCATTAGATTTAATGAAAAAATTATCGGCATATCTTGATAGATAATAATACCTGTTGTATATTTCTAAAAAAATAAATTATGGAAATGGACGAAAAATATTTTGTGGCAAAAGTTCAATATGACTTGCCAGATGAAAATTCAGGTAAAATTAAAAAAGTAAGAGAAGAAAAACTTGTTAAGGGTTATAATGTAACTGATGTTGAAGCTAAGGTTACAAAGGCATATGAATCCTTCAGTTATGATTGGAGAATTACTTCCGTAGCTGAAAGTAAAATTGATGAAATTTTTGAATAAATAAATTTTACAAAAAAATTAAAGGGGACTTTTGTCCCCTTTTTTTATTTCACAACATATTTATTTTAGATAATAAAATTGCCAAAATTAAATTTTTGTCAATAATAGTATATTTATTAAGAAAAAACAAATAAAAATGAGTGAAAAAAATTCATTAGTTGAAGAGGCAATTATCCAAATGAAAAATTTGGAAGATGTAATTGCTGAAAACGCAAAAGGAATACTCGCTTCTACAATGAAGGGAGAAATCAGCGAATTAGTAAAAGAGTCCTTAAAAGAACAAGATGAAGATGACACTGAAGAAGTTGCTGTTGACGACACTGAAACAGGTGACGAAGAAGAAATTGATGTTGATACAGATGATGTTGATACTGACGTTGAAATCGGAACTGATGTTGATGATGAAGGTATGGTAGATTTGGATGATGATTCTAACGTTGAGTTCGATGACGAAGAAGTTGTAGATATGAGAGGAGCATCTCCATCAGAGCTACAAAAAGTATTCAAAAAGATGAAGCCTGAAGACGGCATCATAGTTACTCAAGATAACGGAAATATTACCTTATCAGATGAAAATACTGATAACGAATATTTGATTAAGCTTGGGGAATCAAAAAATAAAAAGAAAGCTAACCTAAAAGAAATGAAAAAAAGCGGACACGGGGAAGAATTTTCTTCTCAAGATGAAGTATCTGAAATGGATTATGACATGGGAGATTCTGAAGAAGGAGTTGATTTCTTCGGAGAAGATTCAATGTCAATGAATGAAATTTCTGATGAAGATTTGGATAATTTCATCAACGACTTACAATCAAATAAATCATTTGGCGACGAATCTGAAGATAGATTTGATTCTGAAGAAGAATTATTTTTTGATGATGAAGAAGAAAATGATGAAGAAGAAGAGGATGAGTTTGACGAATCTGATATGGGCGAAACTATCTATGAAATTACTTTAGATGATGAAGACACAGATGAAACATCTGATTATGACTTCACCGAAGAAGAAATGCATGAGGACTACAACGAAGAAGAAATGACAAATGAAAGTATTGGATTTAAAGCGGTAGGTAACGGTTTTGGTAAAGCGAAGTTCAATTACAAGAAAACTGCAGGAGGGTTTAAGGAAGATAAAAAACAAGGCTCTCGTGGAGTTGGAATGGGTAAAGGACCTAAATTTGAGTTTAAAGAAAACGAAACCAAAGAAAAGGAAAAGACCAAAGAAAAGGAAACAGAAAAGGAACGTAAAAGACCTTTTCATCCGGGTAGAAACCCAAGTCCTGGTGAAGAAGATGCACCAGCAAAGGCTAAGGCTAAAAAGTCAGAGACTAAAGAGGCGGCTAGAACATTGGGTAACGGAAGAAAATGGGGTAGAAACGGTTTAGATAAACCAAGAACTGCACCACGTCATTTAGCAGTTGAATCTGTTAACGCTGAAGTTGACATGTTAAAATCTAAAAATGAAGAGTATCGTAAAGCTTTGAACGTGTTCAGAGACAAACTTAACGAAGTTGCGGTATTTAATTCAAACTTGGCTTATGCTACAAGATTGTTCACTGAACATTCAACTACTAAGCAAGAAAAGATTAACATTTTAAGACGTTTTGACGGAGCTGAAACTATTAAAGAATCCAAAACTTTATATAAGGTAATAAAAGATGAACTTTCAAATAAAAACGAAACTAAAGTAGTTAAAGAATCTGTTGAGGTTAAAATCAATAGAACCCCAACTACAGGAGCGGTTAATTTGATTGAGTCAAAAACTTATGAGAATCCTCAATTTATGAGAATGAAGGATATCATGAACAAATTAATAAAATAAACACAAAAAATAAAAAACCAAATTAAAAAATGGGAGCATTATTAGAAAGTGGATTAGTTGGTAACATTGGTCTTAAGCACTTGAAAGTTATCAAAGAAGACACTATAAACAAATGGGATAAATTAGGATTCCTAGAAGGTCTTAAAGGCCACCTAAAAGAAAATGTTGCACAATTGT